CGTTTACCCATAATAAGTAAAGAAGTTTTATTAATTTTCAACTATTTCCACTTCTTCAGGCTCGCGTTCAGTTACTTCAACTATGTTGAGCCTTCTCTCCAACGCGGCATAGGTGACCCCGTCAAGTTCGGGGTACCAGGTGGAGGGGTGCAAATTCGAGGTGAAGTACAAGTGCTGCGCGGCGAGTGGCACTGATCCTCCTTTAACTTCCACACGGACTGGATAACGGTCCGTCCACCGAAGCAAGTGAGCGATGTCGATAGCTCCTCTAAATTCATCGAAAATAACTGTAGCTTGATCGAGGTAGCCACACCAGAATTTGGTGCGTGGATCCTTACTGTATGCATGATCTCCGGCCAGTCGCCAGGCACGATGTGACTTTCCAGTACCAGTAGGGCCCCAAAATACTGTAGCGGTTCGGACCATAGCAACTGGTTGTAAAGAGTCGCCCCGGATCTTGCAGAGGTTGGGATAATAACGAACAAACACGTCTCCCGGGATTTGGTCCAAGTTACCCCCTTGAGCGAGCCGTTTGACTTCATCCCAGTCAGTCTGGCTATTTCTTCTGAAAGGGCGCTCTCCGAACTCAAAGGGTTCTCCGATGCGTGTGAGATCTTTCCAAACATAGTCCTCGGCGGCTTTAGATCTTGTGAGTTCCCAGTGTCCAAGGTAAGGGGACCACATTCTTCTAACTTGGGCCAGAGAAGCTTTCGGCCTGGTGATAAAGAATACTTGGTAGTGTTCAAGCCCACCTTCACCTTGTTCAAGTTGTCCCCGTATGTAGCACATTCCGTCAATGAGTGCCGGAACCCAGGTAGCATCGGGCAGCGTGCCGATCCAATAGGTGCCTTGGACGCGAGAGGCGACTTGCAGACCGGGTTGTGACATTCCATTTTGGTAATTTTTAGGTGGGAATTGGGCTTCTTATATACTTAGGGTGGCTGTGCATCACGTGACATTAGATCAACCAATCAAATCGCTTGAAAACACGTGATGCGGAGTTCGGCCCGAACTTTTAGAACTCGAGAAAATAGAATCCGCAGTAGTAAGTAATACTAGGGCACGGACATGCCCTTGGTGCTTACTACTGCTAGGATTCTAAAATCCACTGTGGCCGGGATTACCGCTCCCCCTAAAGGGGGCCCCCAAGGCGGGATTGCATAAAACGAAATTCATATATATAAGTTTTTATTAACCAATAGGAATAGCAGATATTTCTTCATCATCTGCATCAATAATTGCGGTAGCATTGGCAGAGTTACCTTGTACAAACCCAATTTCATTACGTTTAATTTCATAACGAGTAGCTGGTAACGCACCAAAGACTATAGTATCAGTTTGAATAAGCCCAATCTTGGTTCTACCAAAACTAACACGATCAATATTAGTTGGAGGAAAACTCTCACCATCTGCACCTAACCCAACTAAAGCTCCATTAACAACAACAATAGGTTGCAGCGACAACCCTTTTTGATAAAGATTAACCATTTCATTAGCAAGACCTCTTGTAATAACACGATTGTACATAAACCTACGAGTCATTTGCATATTATCACCCGGTTGTAACATAAACTGATCTTTGTGAAGAGTCTTCCATCGTTTATGATAATTCTTTGGTAATCCAGCACCCGGCAAGGTATAAGCTTCAAAACCTAAGGTTGCAGCAGTACCTGCAGTTGTTGTAGGTCCAGCACCAGTTAAACCTTGCAAGTATGCACTTTCAAACAAAGTATCAGTCCAAGCTTGCTTTGGACTATCACTTGAATTAAGATTGCACAACAACCAATAGATTTCTACCTTCATAGCAATAGGAGTTAAACTAACTATTTGCATTTTACAATCAACATGTTTAATAAGACACTTGTCACTCGACACAATAGTAGCTGAAGCTGGAGTGTAAATAGCATTAGTTACCGACTCTGAATATGGATTCAACAAAAATGGATCTGTACCCCAAGCAGTCAAGTAACTATTTACATTTGCTGTGGTAGCTCCTTGAAGCTGGGTACTGGTAAAGGTCGCAAAACCTTCACCAACCTGTTGATACCCAACTTGAGATGATTCACCTACAAAATCCTTTGCATGAACCAACGTATAAAGACCTTCGGTCTTAACTGGCTTGTAACCAGTTACGTTAAAAGATTTTAACGGCAAACCCGCCCAGTCGTTGTGCGACCCAATAGGACCTGAGTAATGACGAGGGCGAGATTTACTAGTAAGTTTGCTAATAGCACGACGAGCGTTAAGAACAACTTTCTTTCCTGTTTTGTACTTGTCATAGACAGCTCGTCCAACCTTGTATGCAGCTCTTGCCTTGCCGTAAAATTTGTTTGCTGATATGGCTCCATTAATAGCCGAATATTTTAATGATCTTGCACGTTTACCCATAATAAGTAAAGAAGTTTTATTAATTTTCAACTATTTCCACTTCTTCAGGCTCGCGTTCAGTTACTTCAACTATGTTGAGCCTTCTCTCCAACGCGGCATAGGTGACCCCG